ATGAGTTCCAGCCCCTCTGTTATACACGTTTACGGCGATTGGCTGGACTACCTGCTGCACGCCTACGGCGAAACGCAGGAACAATGGAATGCGCCTTTTGATGCCGCTCCCATCCTCCCTGAACTCTCAAAAGAACTCTATGAATGCGGTTTGAATCATCATCAGCTTGACGTGGTGAAAGAAGAAATAGCGGACGCCCGCCTACATATCCTTATCGGAATTTTCACTATCATCTTCCGTAACGGCTACCACCCGCAACGCGTCACCCGGAATGTTTACAAACTCGCCAAACTATACTGCCCGGAATCAGTAAAAAACTTGTCTCATTCCGATCTCGCTCTGCTGACCAGCGACACAATCAGCGCATCATCCATGCGGGCGCATGCCTGCAACGCTTTCCTGGACTCCTTAACACCCGCCCAAGCTCAAGCTCTTATCGACAAATACGGTAAAACCGCCCTGCACAAGCTCGCACAAGTTTCCTGGACCAGCCGGAAGGCCCAAAAGAAACGCCGCAGGAAAAAGAAGCAGGACACCCCCGCCCACCGCACACGCAAACACCCGGAACTCAATCTTGACCTTTGACCATGGACGCCATTTCCCGCGCACAAAAACATATTGATACCCTGGAACCGGCTGTTTCCGGTTCTGGCGGCCATGCGGCAACCTTCCGCGCATGCCGCATCCTTGTAAACGACTACAATCTATCTTTGGATGAAGCCTGGCCTATCCTGTTATCATTTAACGCCCGGTGCGAACCGCCTTGGAATGAAAAGGAACTCCGGCGCAAGTTGGAAGACGCGGCGCGCCGCCCCAAGGGTAACTACGGCACCGACAAATCCCAAGGACGCAAAAAACCGGAACCGACTACCTTGCCCCCCTCTAAACGCATAGCCAAGGGACCAGCCAAATACAACCCGCCACCCAAGGCCCCCACAGGGCCGCCGCCAGTCCCGCAGCTTGATTCTTCCGTCATTGCCACCCTGGCGGAAAAAGGGGCTCCAGTATTATCCCGCTATTTCCTCGCCAACATCTCCGCCACAGATCCGGCCATAGTTACGCCGGATCTGTATTTACGCGCCCTGTTTGATACGGCACGCGGTGAAAAAACAATCATTTTTGCCGACCGAAAAACGCAAGGTCAATGCCTCTGGCCAGACCAGGCCAAACACATTCCCACGGCCGCGCCGGACGGCATTATCTTCCTGGGGCAGCCCGTGGACGGATTTTTCCGCGTCAGGGACGGGAAAAAAAGCCGCCGCTCTTCAGAATGCGTCCTCACCTGGCGTCATGCCTTGCTGGAATCAGATCAAATGGACGACGTGAAGCAATGGCTCCAGGCACTCATTACTCTACCCCTCCCCATTGTCTCCATCACCTTCTCCGGATCCCGATCTCTGCATGTACTCTTCCGCCTGGAAGCAGCCACACACGAAGAATGGCGCGGGTATGTGGACCAGATAAAGCCCGCCTTAGCCCTCATTGGCGCAGACATCCAGGCCCTCACAAATCATCTTGTCATGCCGCGGCTGCCCGGCTGTTATCGCACCGTAAACGGCCAGGAAAAACTTCAGGAACTTTTGTATTTCAACCCGCGCCCTACCCTGCGCCCCTTACTCTACGCCACTCCGCTCCGCAACGTAGAACAGGACTGGACAACCCGCGCCGCGGAAATCGTTGCCCGGCCGGATGAATGGCCGGTTCCCTTGATCCAGCAAGCCGCCGCAGCCTGCACCACCTACGGCCTCAATGCTGCCCTCCAATCTCTCACCCCCTTACTCCCTCCCAAAAAATGACTTCCCCCCAAGAACTTATTCTCAAATTACAAAATTTGCTAACCAACGCCTCCGGAGCGGATCTTCAGCAATTTCTGGCCGGTCTGGAGCAACCAGGCCCCGCCCCTGCCGGAGACGACCTTACACCGGACGGAAGAATCAAAGTTGCCATGCCCTCCAAAAATGGCACGACAACCCCCCAATGGTGCGAACGTGTTGCCATAGCCCTCCAACGCGCCAATGCCCCTATTTATAATCTGGCCGGCTCTCCTGTGTATATCACAGACGACGGCAAAACCGTGTACCTTAACCCCAACAATTTCATTTCCGCCGCGGAAAAATATATCTGCCCGTGCGCTTTCCGCTCCAAAGATGATTCAACGCTCGTTTACCAGCCCATGAAGGAACCGCTAGCAAAGCTCACCCTTTCATCCATGGAATTCCTCACGGCCATCCCGGAATTGATCAAAATCCACGACCAAATCACCCCGGCCATGCTCCCTAATGGCTCCTACCACCTCAACCAACGCGGCTATGATCCGGAAAGTAAGATCTACACCCTGAAAACCGCCGTGGACTACGACACGGAAATGCCGTTGGAGCAAGCCTTGCTTATCTGGCGCAACTGGCATAAAGAATTCCCCTTCCTGGACTGGTCTTCCTCTGACCTCCAGGAACGGGCCACATCCGCCACATCCCGCTCATTTGCGGTCCATACCTGCGCCTGCGTCGCCCTGTACGCATCCGCCATGCTCCCTTTGTCCTCACCTCGACTTGGTTATGTCTATACCTCCAATTCTCAAAGATCCGGCAAATCACTATTGGCAGACCTTGCCACCGGCATCACGTACAACAATAACGCAAAACATCCATGGTATTATGACGACGAAAAGCTTCAGGGCGTCTTGAACACCATCCTTAACACCCGCGCGCCCTACGTCTATTTTGACAACCTGCGCGGCAAGCTGCAATCTACTTGTTTAGAATCCTTCATTTCTTCCGTCTCCCAAGACATACGCCCATTTCATACGCAATCTCTTGTTACCAAGCAAAACTGCGCCACCGTCTTCATCACCGGAAACTCCCTGGAGTGGAACACAGACCTTGCTTCCCGGCTGCTGATATGCGACTTGAATTTGACAGAATCCAATCCCCAGGACCGGACAGTTCAGCGCGTCATTGACCTTGAAACCATTCAGGACTCCGGCAACCGGGCAGAACTGCTGGCCTGCCTGCATGCGTTTGTTCGCAACTGGATAGAGCAAAAACGGCCCATGCCGGACAAAACAAGAGCAGGGTTTCAACGCACATCATCCATTATTGCGGGCATTGTCTCCCTGCTTGGCATTGGCGATCCGTTCGGGGAACGTCCTGATGAAATATACGGAGGCGGAGACCAAAACCTTCAGGACATGCGCGACTTGGTGCAAACGGCGGTGGCACGCCTGAAGCCCGGTGAAACATACGGAGAAATCAAATGGGACGAAATCATAGAAATCTGCATTGAACGCAACTCATTTGAATCTCTTATTGACGCACGTACGGAATACGTGACGGAAACGGACGAAACCGGGCATGAAAGCAAGATACCCCGTTACAAACTCACCCAGGCATCCAACAAACGCTTTTCCTTCCTTCTTAATTCAACCTACGGAGGGAAGACATTCAAATTAAATGACGGCCGCACCGTCAAATGGGATTCCCGCGGGAAGAAGCGTAGCAAAAAATATACGTTTCAAATATCCTGACGATGATAAAAAAAGCGGCATTATTAGCCGCGCCAGCATGACAACCGCACGCTTGACAAATCCGGCAAAAAGAGCATAGTAAGGACGTATTGATTGCCGAACATCACATGTTCACCTTCTAAACAATCGGCCCCGGCTGCTGGAACAGCCGGGGCCTTTTTTGTCAGCTGAACAGAACTATCAAAAGCTCAATCAGCCGTTGTATTGAATGCCAGTCTATTATCACATATTACACCTCCTTTCTTAGTTCCGGGACCAACCCGGCACGGCAAATATACAGAAAAACGGAACTTTCCGCAAGATATTTTTACTCTGTAATTTTTTGACGCTCAAAAGATTACTGTTTTACAGCCGCGCGAACTGAAGGTGCATCCAGTCATAATTCCGTTCACGGCCCAGGGAAACGGCCCCATGGGCTTCCCAAATCCTCCACCATTCTTCACACTCCGGGCGGGAAAGCCCGGCATGGGGGGCCTTGCAGGAATAACTGTTCCGTTCCGGGTCAAAGTCCAGGGCAATCCCCCAGGCGTGCATGCTCTTGCTTTTGCCTCCGGCCGTGCTGCGGTCATTGTAGGATCCGCCATACTGGTCCAGGTGAAGCGCGCGGATCCGGTCCAGGCCATACGCGGCCAGGACTTCCGCCAGGGCCGCCTGAACGTCCTGGGCAATCGCCTGATGCACGCGGATCGTTTTCACGGGCCGCCCCTCATAATATAAAGGATAAGGGGGGACAATAGAAACAAGGTTGTTTTCATCTCCTGCACGGCCAAAAATGGAAAGACCGGCACGGACGGTTGCCTGGTCAGGCCAGGACCGGGGCAGGGCAATGTCCAGGGCGGCGGCAATGCCGCGGGCCGTGGCAGGGCCGGGGATGCCGTCAGGCGTCACGTTCACGGCGGCCTGGACCGCGGACCATATTTCATGACAGCGCAATTTCAGAGCTACGGCGGCCAGCGTTTTAGGCCCCGGCAAACCATCCGCTTTCAGCCCCAGGGCCTGCTGAACGGGTTTGAATTCCCGATATTCTTTGATAATCATATAATTATTTAATTGTTAAATGGTTGGAACTTGTAAGAAAAACTTTACAGTTGGAACTAGTCCCTGTTGTCCAGAAATTCTTCATGCGCCTTGCGGACGAACTCACAGCCGGAACACTTATTTTCCGCATCAATGCGTTTTTTGCGTTCGTCATCATAGAGCCGCTCATAACGTTCCGCCCGTTTCATTTCCCGCCACAGAAAAATTCCCATGACCGCGGCCACGCTCGCCCCGTTCTGGATGTACTCCAAAAACGGGTTGCCTGACGTGACGGACGCAATCACGGACAGGGCATTAGCCCCCAGCAGGCCCGCGTTGACAACAGATCCGGTCATGGCTTCACTTTTTCAGGGATTGAACGACGGGCGGAACGTCCGTTTCCGGCTGGGCCTGGGAATAGGAGATATGCCCCGGCTCCAGCACCAGGCAGGAACCGTCCTTGCATACCACCGTCTTTTTCGGCGTCACGTCAACGGAATGGCCGCAGCCACCCAGCAGAGCGGAAGCCGCATAGGCAGCACCTGCCAGGACTACCCACAAAAGGCGTTCCCACCACTTCAGGCCGGTTTTAGTTTTGCTTTTTTCGTAGGCATCTTTCATGCCCTGCTTCCCCGCCTCAAGGGCGGCCTGCTTTTGCTCGTCACTTAATTTACTCATGGTTTTGCTTTGTGAAGTATTTGAAAAAGTCCACGGCGGCGGGTGAAGAAACCGTAAATTCGGGGTAGTCACGGGCTGTGAAAATCCGGCGGCCTCCTTGAGAGTTGACGGCCTCAACGGTCAAATCCACGGTTTCCACCGTCCGCACAGGATCATCCCCCTGCCTGGCGCAAATCTCTTTCAACCGCGCCCAAACCTGTCCCGCTTGCCAGTCCTCACCCAGCCCCACCAGAGCGGCAACTACCGCCCGCATAGCCGGGGCTTGATCCACGGGTATATTGTCCTGCGTAAAGCGCGCCGGAGGTCTATAACCGCCCGCGGCCTGGTAAATGGGCGTCAAGGTAAATTCTTCCCATTCGCCGGGCCGGGGAAAATGTATCTGTATTTCTGCGTTACTCATGATTACAAGGGAATGTTAATGTCCACAAAATCAGCCGTATCCTCGGATTCAATGGCATTGACAGCCAAAGCTTCCAGAGCGTAATAAACCGGATTGACGTTGCCGGGCTGGTAGTTGGTGCGCTCCGCCGCCCCAACAAACACGCTGACAGATCCACCGGAAATTCCCGTCATGTCTGTTACAAGCGTGGAAAATCCCGTGCCCGTTTCAAAGGTGGTCACGCCGCGCACCGCGGCAATCTTCCAAAGTTGCTGACTGCTTCCCCCGCCTGTCAGCAAATACAATGAGCCATAGGCGTCCCCATAATCCCCGGCATTGTACGATCGGGGGGCATATTGATGATAAATGACTTTATTGACAATATAGGGAATTGGCTCGTTTTGCGTCGCCGGGATAAAGCTGGTTGTGGTCTTTACCATCCACTTCCGCGCGGTCTCGGCTGCGTAGATTTCCCGTACGCGGACGACATACCCGCCGCGCGCCGCATCGCGCTCATTGTCAAACGTAATATCCAGAATTTCGCCGGTATTGTAGGCCAGATCATTTCCGGGGATGATACTGTAAGAATCCAGCGTTAAATCTTTCCGCGTCGCCTTGCTCCCCCTCCCTATGCCAATAGTCAACTTTCCCGCGCCCGTTAATTGCCAGGGGATAGAAAAACCCGCAAAACTAGAATAATTCCATTGCCCGGCCGGTCCTGTAAAAGCACAAACGATCGTGCTGTGCGTATTCGCAGGAACGTTCACCCGCGCGTACAGCCCAGCGACAAGAACAGAAGTTTGCGCCGTCCCGGTGGCTGTAATACTGCCCGTATTAAGGTAAAAATGAAGGGAAAAAATGTCTGTCACTCCGGCCATGCCCGCCGCGTACAGGCGATTAACCACCCCCGTGGCTGTCGGTGCCCCCACGGCAAGCGGAATATTGACGCCGCCATTAGCGTTAAGTGTGCTTGCAAAAGTGGCGGGTCCAATACAGTTCAGGCTTGCCCCCTGGGCAATGTTAAGCATGCCCGATTCGTACATTATTGTTCCGCGCCACCATCCCCCGTCCCGAACATCAAGGGACTGCCAAAATCTCGTGATGCCGTAAATCTGATTACAAGTCCCCCCGCTGACGGTGCCATCCGGCCTCCCGGCGATCAATGGCCCGTTGATGGTAGCCGATTCAGCGGTCAGGGCCCCTCCAATGTCCACATCGCCAACGTTGGATTCCAGGGTTCCCGGTTCTCCCTTGTCCCCTGGCCGCCCTTGGGGGCCACGGGGGCCTTGTGCCAAAATAATTTCCACCCGGCCCGTTTCCGCACCGGGCAGGGTGGCCGTTACGTACCATTCCGCCCGTTGTTGCGGATCCGCCGGCGTGACACGTTGGGCAATATCTATTTCCCCCTTCAGGAGCGGCATTTCCGCGCCTCCGGGGAAGGTCAGGAACACGTCATAAAAAGCCCAGCCGGCGGAAAGTCCGGGAAAATTGATGGCAACAATATTTTCGGGATTGACGGCGCTGCAATCCAGCAGCCGGACACAGCCGCCGGACATAGCAACGGCGGCGCGGACCGCGCAACCGGCCAGATCCACTTCCTCCGGCGGATCAAGCGTCAAAACCAGCTCCCCCGGAACATGTGCCGTGGCGGAAAAATTGAATGTAGCGGGCTCTTGCATATAACTATATCCCCTCCGTCTCTTTTGCCCTTACTCGGCCAGGACGATCTGGCCGGGCTTCCAGGTTTCAAGAATCCTTTGTATGTCCTTCAACGTCAATGTTTGCTTTTCCGTTGCCGACAGGAGCGAGGATGACAGGCCCAGGCTCTTTCCGCCGTTGCCTACCTCAACGCCGCTTTGTTTGATAATGTCATTCAGGCCGGGGCCGTCTCCCAGGGATTTCTGCCTGGTCTGGGTCCGTTCAAGCGCTACGTCGCGCCGGGCCATTTCAGCGGCGTCCTTTTCATCCATGCCGGCGTCCTGGTAGCTTTTCGTTTTTTCCCGCAGGGCTATTTCATCCCGGATCTTTTGCGCCCGTTGATCAAGCCCCGCTATTTCCGCGGCCATTAACTCCTGATTCCGGCGCGCCCCGGATTCCATTTTTTCATAATCTTTTCTGGCGTCAGACAGTTCTGCATATTTTTTCCTCAAATCGTCCAGGGCCTTAATTTGATTCATCACGGCATCCGTAGGTTCCTGCCGGGACAATTCGGCAATGCGGGACGTGATGCCGGCCATGCCGGGCTCGGAACCCATGCCGCGGGCTTCCCGGTCCAGCCATTCCCCGCGTTCCCGGAGGCTCTTTTTCTTATAGGTACGGTCAGATTCGCTTTTCATCCAGGAGGCTTCCAGTTCCCGGAGTTTCTTCCGGTTCTGCTCCGCTTCCCTTTCCGCCTTTTCCCGTTCCTTGGCGAGTTCTGCCAGGCGTTTTTCCGCGGCGGCCTGTTCCCGGATCCGGGCCAGGGCTTCTTCACGGGACGATTGATAAAGGGTGTAAAGATCCGTCAGGCTCCCCACCACGGCGGCCTGATCCTTCCATTCCTCCGATTCTTCGCCGGCGGTCTTGGCGACATATTCCAGTTCTTCTTCCGCGCGGCGCAAATTGTTCAAGATCCTGTTCCCCACGGCGTCCACATCCGTTTCCGTGTTGGCATTTTTCATGCCTTCTTCATACGCCCTCCACTCATTATCAAGAAATTGTCCTTTTCTTACGCGATCGCCCGCACGGGTGCGGGCTTCCTGGTCATTATCCCCGCCGGCGGGGGCTGCCGGCGCTCCGGAAAGTTGCCGGTAAATGTAAGAGATCCCTTCACCAATCGCCACCACGGCCAAACCTACCCCCGTTGAAATAATGGCGCCCTTGATGGCGACCATGGCCGCGCGGACGGATGCCGCGATTCCCGCCGCTGCGGCGCGGACCACGCCCGCCGCCGTGGCGGCGCCCGTCCGGATGGCATTCCACAATCCCGCCCAGCTGCCTTTGGCGAGCAATACCCAGGAGGACATGGACGTCAGGCTGCCCTTTGTCTGCGCCATGGCGGCCACCATTTGAGACCGGGACGTGAGAAACGCCACCCCAATACCTAGTACAGCCGTAGAGACATGATCTGCGTTGTCCACAATGAGGGGCAGGGCATACCCTGCCGCCTCGCCTAACGCCAGGGCTGCATCCGCGGCCCGAAACAAAAAAATTCCCGTTTTTTGGCCCCATTCCGTGGCCCCGTCCTCCCATTTTACCAGCCGGGTGTCCACTTGTTCCAAAAGGGCGCTTAACGGCCCCAGCAAGCCGGCGCCAAAATTTTCCTGCAGGTTGCCCCAGGCGTTTTCCGCCCGTTTTAGCAACCCTTCCCAGCTTTTCCCCACTTCCTTTTCCGCGTCTTTCAGGGGGCCGTCTTCCTTGGCAAGCTCCCGGATGGCGGCGGCCACGTCATCAAATCCAATTCCTTCTTTCAGTTTCTCCTGGAGGGCATAGCCTGAAAGTCCGGACGTTTTTTCCATGGCTCCCATCAGATCCACCTGGGCGGCGTTGAATGCCTCCATGATTTCAGAATTAAAACCTTTCAGCCCCCCGGAACCCTTGACCATGGCGGCCACCAGGGCATTCATTTTGCTTTGGTCCCCCTGGGCGATCGTGGCAAGCTGGCGGACCAGATCAGGTGCAAAACTTTCGGAAATGCCGCCGCGGATTAACTGGGCGGCGTTTTTGAACATTTCCGTGGGGGTATATTGGGAGGTCAGGGCCCAGTCATTGATGGTTTCAAGGATGCGCTTTGCTTCATCCGCGCTGCCTGTCAGGCCCGTCAATTCACGTTCCACGCGCTGGATGGCCGCAGACGGCGCGACAAAATCAAAGGCTTTTTGAACAGCGCGGCCAATAGCGGCTCCCGCTGTAGAAACCATGTCTTTCGCGCCGAAAAATGCAAGGCCAATCCGGGCCGTTTTAGCTGTGGTGGAATTCGCCAGGGCATCCACAGATTCTTGAATTTCCGTCAATGCCTGCTTGAATTCAGCGGCATCCGCTCCCAGCGTTACAGTTACGTCAGGCATTGCTTCCAACGGTTAAAATCCTATGAATCGCTCTACCCGGTCCAGGGTGGCGCGGGAACAGTTTTTGGAAAACAGGGCATGGCGGGCGCCGGATTGCACAAGCACCATGACTTCCCGCTTTTTCACTTCGTCCACCAGCCGCCGCTTGTTGTGAAAGCCTGTGATGATATAGGCCAGAGGATCAAGGTTGTTCGGATCGTTCAGCCAGTCCCAGTCTTCCCAGCGCGCAAGCACTTCTCCCATGGTGTATTTCCCATCCCGGCTGCGTTTCCCAAACCACCAGGTGACCGCCCCGCCGGGCCCGGCGATCCCTTCGCCAATCACGCGGGAAAAGCCCGGCGTGTTGTTCAGGAGGGGGAACCCCAATGTGATCAGGCACGCGGCAAGTTCCGTGTTGCGCGTGCTGTCAAAATCTTCCGGCGTCAGGATGGCGCCGCCGTCTTCGTTTTTTTTATCCGGCATAATATTGATAATTTGTTAAAATTGAATGAATAATTCGTAACTGCACTTATAAACCATGAACGTTTCCGATGTGCCGGCAAGCGCGGGGGATGATGACGCCCCCAGGACTGCCCAGGCGGCGGGCGCGTCCTGGCCGTTCCGGCGTCCGGCAAGCGCGGCCATGACTTCCGCGCAGGCGCGGGAAAAGGCAGTTACGTCCAGCACCAGGGCGGCGGGCTCCGCTTCCGCGTACCGTTGCCGGTACATGATTTCCCCGGAAATTTGGTAGGTGAAATTTCCGGAAATGATTTCATCCGCGCCAGTTACATTCACCAGAAGGGCCTTGTCCCCTTCCTTTTCGCCGTCCGTTGGTTCCCAGACAGGCACGCCGGCGAATTCCGGGCGTTCCTGAAGCGCCTCCGCAATAATTTGTGCAACAATTTCGGTATTCATGGTTTATTTGTCGTAGATGTCTTCGTCCCAGCCGTCCGGACCGGAAAGCATGTATGTATCAGTTACTTGCCATTCCTTCCCGTATCCTTCCACGGACGTTCCCATACTCATCCAGTTGAATTTTCCGGAGGGGGATTCAAACGGCCCCGGCGGCGCGGCAATCGTGCAGGCTTTCTGATAATTGATCGTTCCGGGATCCGTTACTTTGTAACGGACTTGCAGCACAATTTGCGGGCTGTAAAAGCTCGTGATGCCCTTTTTTATCTTTTCAATCAATTTACTGTTATCATCCCCAAGAATGCTTCTAATGGTCTTTTGTGTGACCGGCTGCCCGTCTTTCGATATGTCAATCTTGGTCCCCATGCAACCCCCGTTCACCAGCCTTTTCAGGGCGTCCAACTTCTCCCCGGAATAGCTTTCCGCGAGTTTGTGCGTTAAAATGGGCTGCGGCACGCAAGTCACGGAAAGGGAATACTGCGGACTTTCACGGGTGCTTCCCGGCATTTCAAATTCTTCCTCTTCCTTCCCGTCCATGGCCTGGCGGCGCACCCGGCATTCCGCAAAATCCCCGGCTTTCCGGGTAACGGTGGCTGTGATATTCCACAAATCCCCGCCGGCGGCTGATTGGCGGGCCGCATAGGCGCACATTTCAGCCCAGGTTCCTTCCCAGGTTTCTTCCGTATAGCCCCCGGAGACAGGTTCCCCTTTCCCTTTATTGACTACGCAATAACTGCGCTGTACTTGTTCAATCGCCATAAGTAGCTAAAAATGAATTGTCCTGTTCGATGATTTCAGCAATCCGGGAACGCATGGCACGTTGTTTTGCCCGGTCCGCATAGGCCCAGCGGGTAGCATTGCCTTCCTGGACCAGCCACGCATGGACGTATTGGAGCAGGATTTTCAACGGCATGTGCTTGATATAGTATTCCGTCCAGCCGGTCGCGCGGGCCATGATCATAATCAATCCCGCCCACCCGTCCGGCTCCGCTAGTTTTTTGAGGGCGCCCCGTCCGGATCCTTGATCCCCTCCGCCTGGGCAGACATGATCGCGTTCATTTCGCGCGTCATGCCCTCCACAATTTTCCCCAGCGCGCCAAAACCCACTTTTCCGGCAAAGGCCAGGACGGCCCGGCGGATGGCTGCCGCATCGTCAAAACCGCCGCCGGCCACCAGCCGCACCACGTCTTCTTCCGGCGCCGCGTGGATCCAGACAAATTCCGCCAGGGCGTACATGCTCATTTTTTCCGGAGGATTTTCCGCAGGCTCCGCGCCGTCTTCCAACGATGGACCTTCCCGGCGGCGGTTCAGTTGAGTCAGGCAGGAGTTATTCAGGAGTTCCAGCATAGCCATGCTTGACAGGCTGATAGGGCGGACTTTCAGGCCGTTCACTTCCGCCTGGGGCAGATCGCCGGAAACAATGGATGTGGTATTGGTTATTTCACGCATATAACTATATCCCCTCTTTCTCTTTCAGCTTCCCTTCCAGCACGGCTTCCATGATCCGCGCGCACGCTTCCCGGATCGTCCCTCCGTCACGCTCCACAATAGGATGATAAAACGCCATTTGCCCGCAATGCACCGCGCACACGCCGCCGCGCGCCAGGCGGGCGATTTCCGCCAGATCGCGCGGATCACACGTCCGGACGCCAATCAGACGCCGCCCGCCCCGGAATTCCAGCACGTCCACCCCGGCGGACCCGTACAGGTATAACAGAATTTTTGAAATGGTCTGGTCTTCCGGATATTCCTGACGGGCATTTTCCGGCCATTCCCGCCGGGACAGCAATTCCAGCGCGGCTTTGATGGCCGCCCGCGTGATCCAGTAGCAGCAGCCGGCCCAGGCAAGCGGAACACGGCATTGCATCCCTCCCGCCACCTTTCCGCGGTCTTTCAGGCTGCGCGTGATTTCCGCCGGATCCATGAGCAGCGTATCAGCGTCAATCTTGATGACCGGATCATCCCCTGGGATGTCCAGCATGCACCCCAGCATGCCGCGCACGCATTCCAGGCCGTTCAGGTTCCCCCCGCGGGCAAAATAGGTGATTTTGTAAAATATATCGTTCCCCGTGGGGACTTGTGCCGGAAATAAAGGCTTCGCCGCGTCATCAAATAAATAAAATTGGGCGGCCTGGTCTATTCTCCGTATTTGTTCCATGCATATTTTCAAGCATTGGTGATCGTCTCGATATAAAAATATTGCGTAGTTCATTTATTTAATTTATCGGTGAATAAATTTTGGAGGTCACAATCCATTCCCCCTGCTGGATATAGATTTTTCCGTTTTCGTCCCGGTGCAGGCGTATTGCATGGTCGCTGTCGCATACAAGAGCGGTCCAGGAATCGCTTATAAGACTATCAGAGCCATCCGGCGCCGTTTCCGCGTACAGCTCCACAGCCAATTTATTATTCCGGATAAACAAGCCTGCCTTCACACCGTTGACAGCATCAGACCAACTTGATTCATAATCCAGCACCACATATTTTCCATTTTTCCGCAAAGGGGTGCGAAAACTCAATTCTTCCGCGTCGCCCCCAGGAGTAACTATAAGAGAAAGAGCCCCTGCCTCCGTGGACAATCCTACCTTAGCGCCTCCACCTAAATCATGAACGCTGGTATCTACCGTTAAATCAAGTTCCCCGGCCAAACCCTCCGGAGATACTGACAAAGACAGCGGCCATTTTCCATTTTCCCCCGGCGTTTTGGAATCTACCGCCGTTGAATCAATCCTGATCTGTAAAATCTGCGTATCAATGTCATTCCCGTCCTGGTCCTTGTCCTTTTTCCATTCCAGCCCATCCCCAGGTTCCACTTTTTGGGCGGATAAAGACAGCTTCCCTTCTTTGTCCTCAATGTTGACGGACCCGTCAGAAGAACATAACAATTTAAGCTTATAAGGATCTCCATCAGTGTTCCCGCCGTCTTCCTTTTCTTCGTAAATCAGCGAACAGTCCGCGCTGGAAGGTTCTTTCGCGTCTTCAATCAAGGCGCTGATCTTCCATGTTTTTATTTTATTCCCGTTTGCGCCGTCTTCTTCGTCTTCCTCCGCCTGAATTCCTTTCCCGGCTTTAATGACAATTTCGTCCGGGCGGATAATATAAACAGGTCCCCCGGCATGTCTCCAAATAAGTTCTTCCCCAATGGTAGCCAACGAAAATTCCAGGGAGGTTCCACTTCCTTCCGTGGCGGTTCCTTCCTGGACCACGCCGGAAGAAAATTCCCCGGCATCATCCAGCGTGACAACAAGCTTGATTTCCCCGGTATAGGTATCGCCCGCAATCAGGGTCCATTCTTTTTCCCCTACAACATTTTCTTTTCCTTTAACAATTACGCGCCCCTGGTGGCAACACCAGCCCCAGGCCCCCGCGTCGTCTTTCCGGTACAGGACCGCAAAATCCATTTCCGGCAGGGGCAGGGCGTCAAAATGCTGCGGAACCATCATTTCCCCTGCGGTGCTGACGTTTTCTGACAGGTGGCGGATGCTGTCACCAAGCGCATTGAATTTTCCTGCGCTTAAAGGATCGCCTGCTTTGAAAATAGGTATCATGATTTCATGATATGTTTGAGGTTATCCCCTCATGGTGCACTGCGCCTTTTTCAGCAGCCATGATTTCACTTTTTCATCCCGCTTCCGTATTTTGGCTTTCACTACTTCATCAAGTAATTGATTGATAATAAAGTTCATGTTTGGGTGGTAGGCCGTGGAATTGGTAATGATTATTTCCCACTTCCCACGGCGGTTCACCAGCCGGGCCCGCCCGCCGCCGGTTCCGTGGCGTTTCACCCAGGCGGGGATGCCGGTTTGCCGTCCGCTCAATACCGCTCCGGCCATCCATCCGGCGGCCATGCGCCCCACGCGGGCCAGGCGCCGTTTATATTCCGCGTTCAGGGCCTGTTTTGTCGTCCAGGCCCGCGGGCCGTGCCAGTTCAGCTTCATTCCCTTCCGCCCGCGTTTCATCCCAAATCGTTTCAAGTGCGTGCGCGGATCCACAATCAGCACGGGATCTTTAGGGCGCGCGAGCATGAACGGGGAAAGATGGTGCGCTCCGTCGTCATAAGTCATCAGTTGGCCGCGGGAACGGTAATAGCGGGGCTTGGCAAATTCAGAGCCCATAATATCCCAGCGGATCCGCGTTTCCTGGCGGTTTTTCGCTTCCGCTCCCTGGACGCGGGCGCCGTTTCTTCCCCCGCCTGAAGGCGGCGTCCAGTCAATAGCCGCTTTGGTGAAAATCCGGCCATAGTCCAGGGCGGCTTCATGGGCCGCTTCCTGGGCGCCGGCTTCCAGTTCCCGGCAAAGCCGGGTGAAGCCGGCCATGTTGAATTCCGAACGGACTTTCATGATGCAAGATCCATGTGGATCATAGGATCCGTGTTGCCGCTCGTTACCGTGGTAATATAATATATGACCGGCTGATCCCCCAGCGGGGCGGAAACGGTGAGGCGGTCCCCGGCCCGCGGAAGCTTGGGAAGGTCATGAGCTCTCAACATGCAATGTGCCGTAACCTGTTTTTCCGCGCCTCCAATTTCCACGGTGTACCCCACGGCGGCGGGGGAAACAACGGCGTAACAATCCGCATACACGTTCCCTTTGCGCAACAGCCGTACACGTTCCCCCAATTCCCGGATCATGTCATTCCCGCCGGCGGTTAATAACTCACGTACACTCATTGATGATAATTTCGGAAAAAGGGCCGCCGCCCGGACGTTTGCACGGTTCCGACGGCGGCTCATAGTTCAACAAATACCGGACAGGTTATGCCGCGGGGTCTTCTTCTCCGGCGTCTTTTTCGGACGCGGTTCCGGATGCCGCGGCGGCGGTACTCAACAACCGCAGATTTTCCGGTAGGGCCACGACGGTTCCCACGGCGGCTTCTACGGAGTGCATAACCCCTTCCATCCCAGGCACAACCCATTGTTTCAGGTAAAGCTTGATGCCTCCGACGCTGCCCAGTTCGGAAACGAAAATGGCGCCGTTTTCGGTGGGAATCAAGGGCTGGCGGCTGATGATGCCGATGGCATTTTCATATCCCATATATCCAATGGTTTTTTTATCGTCAGACAGGGCTTCCAGGCCGGTAGCCTTGTAAATGCCGCCAATCCCGTACACGCCGGTTTCCAATTTCAGGCTGTCCGCGTTATAAGGCGTCAGCTTGGCGTGGTAGGTGGGATTCACCGTCAGGGCGGACACTTCCGGGATGATCAGTCCGGAAAGCACGGTTGCCACGTATTCCGGCGTGAAGCTTTCCAGCGTCACGCCGGAAATTACTTCCGGCGCGGCGGTCTTGATCTGCGTGTGCAAGTCCTTCAGGACGGCCTTGGCTACGGTTTCAATAGCCTTGTTCAGCTTCCCTTCCAGGCGGCTTCCGGCGGCCATGTCATAGGACGTGACCAGGAACGGGCGGCTGTAGCGGTTGCACTCAATGCTGACGGCATCCGTTTTGACGGCTGAAACGTTCCAATCTTCCGGGTTCTTGAGGGCTTCCCCTACTTCCCTGGCAATTTCAATGGTTAGCGTGACGGCCCGTCCTGGCCCAAAAGTCACAATTTCGTCCGTGTAGTCCGTTGTATAACGGTCCAGCGGGGCAAAAACCTCGCTTACCGCGGCAAGGCTTTTGCTTGCAACAGTTTTCCAGCCCAGGCCGGCAATGCTGTTCGTGTTTTCCGCCATGTGCATGCTGGGCTTCTGGTCGGTCAAATTGGTGACCGGGAACAGATCCTTCATATTAAACGGCTTGTTTCCTTTATTTGCGATAGTCATATGTTTTTTTGTTTTCTAATAGTTGAATGTTAATATGTTGTTATTCTTCGGAAGAAGCGCTTCCGAACGCATAAACGGTTCCACTCACGTCCAGTTTCACGGGGCCCGTGTTGGTCATGCTGCGCTTGACAGTCTCAATGAATACCGTTGTGGCTTTGGGCGTGTTGTTCCAAATGGGCGGAATGGTATTATTCAAAAGGAGGGTGCTTCCCATGGTCAGCGTATAATCCCCTCCCAGGGGGAGGGCTCCGGACATGCTGAAGCTTAATTTTTCGTCAATGATGTAAACACCAATGACTTTTCCCATATGATCCTTCTGTTCGTATTTCTCCATGGACCCGTCAAAATTCATGCTTTCGACAAGGATCCCGGATTCGCTGTTTTTGATCCCGAATTCCGGCGTTGTACCGTAAAGAGTTGGCATCGTATGATTTCTTTCTTGGTTGATTCTCCGGTCTGACGGGCCGGGACGTAGGAATCTCAATCGCATTCAAAGCCATTTTTTCACGGCCTCCGGATAGGCGGACGTGACAGCAAGGCGGTCATCCACGGTCAGAGACATGAATTCTTCCCTGCTGGCGGGCAGGGCTACCGTTTGCGCCGGGGCGGTCATTTCGGTTTCCGTGGCTGACGGAAGATCGGAAGCGGGAATATTCAGGGACGCCAATCTGGCCGTAACCTGTTTTTCCACCAGTTGTTCCGTGATTGCCGCCTGTTGATCCTGGGCGGCTTTCAGCTTCGCCACTTGGGCCTTCAGTCCCTTGTTCATGGCAGCCAGGCGGCTGTTCTGCATTTTCAGCGCTTTCAAGGGATCCTTTTTCTTCCCGGATCCCGTAAGGCCAAAAATACGCATGCAGATGCCCCCCGCGGCGTTTTTCAGGTTCAGGCGGCTTCCGGTCATGCCTGCCGCCGGGGCGGTTTCTTCGTCTTCGTCGTCCCCTTCTTCCCCTGTAGGGCTTTCGTCGTCTTCTTCGTCATTGTTGCCGGTTTCCGCGGTGGCTGTGGATTCGTCGTCTTCGTCTCCGGCGTTTTCTTCTTCGTCGTCCTCACCGTTTCCGGCGCTTTCGTCGTCATGGATGACTTCATCCACAAAGCCGTAAGCAATGGCTTCCGCGGCGCTGTAATAGACGCTTGCCTTATGGTCATTGCTGACCTGTTCCCAGGACTTTCCGCATTTTCCGCCATAGATGGCAAACATGCGTTCCCGTTCTTTGATCAGCATGGCCGCATAATTCATGATTTCATCCGGGTTCCCCCAAACGCCCGCATAGGGCTGATGTACCATGAATTTAGCGCTTTCGCTCATAGCTACCGTATCGGCGGCCATGCACAGCAGGCTTGCCGCGCTGGCGGCCAGGCCATGAACTTCCGCCCGGACAGGGATCTTGCATGAACGGATGGCATCGTACATGCTCAACGCGGAAAAAACGTCCCCGCCGGGCGAGTTCACGCGCAAGGTGATGCTGGACGCGCCCTGATTGGCGGCGGCTTTCAGCTTATCGGCAAATTCAAGGCATTGGGCGTCATCCCACCCAATAACCCCGGTAACGTCCACGACCGCCACGGCGCCGGAGGTTCCGGCTTGCATGGTCAGCATGGGCAACTGGTATGTTTTTTTTCTATTCATGATATGATACAGGTTTCCCTATATATTTTCCCCGCCGTCTCTTTTGCTCTTTTCCCCGTTGCCGGCATTTTCCGGTTCATCGTCTTCCGGAGGCGGCCCCGGGTGCACGTCATGGGCCGCATGTGTGGAGCCGATGGCGCCAGGCAAAAGTTCCGTGATGGGGATGCCGGAGGATTCGGCAATTTCATGAGCCCGGCGCAACAAATCCGCCCGGCGGTCCAAAATGCTTTCCGCAGTCATGCCCTCCGTGGCGAGCGTCCAGCGGTCCGCGTCAGCCAGTCCTTCCCGGATCAGATTGATTGCCAGGCCCCCTTCACGGCCTAAATCAATCGTCAAATCACGCTGACCCACCCAGGCCACGTTTTCCCAGGCGGGATCTTTACAGCGGGGGAGGCGCCCCGCCTCCATTTCCAGGGCCAGGACATGCCGGTAAATCCGGTTCATGTACACTTCCCGCGCGTCTTTCCGTTCGTCGATCCAGCGCCGCAATTTTGACAGGATCAGCCGGGCCGCCGCGCTTCCTAACGTGTTGATGTCATAGAGGACTTCCGCGTCCAGTCCCACGCCGTAGGCGATTTCCGCGAGCAAGTCGCGGATGAAGGCGGCCACATTGGGAGATGGCCGCTGGTCATAAATGGCTTTCAGATCACGCCCTGGGGCAAGGCTGACTACACGGGCCCCGCCGCCGGTGACGACTTCAAAGGATTGCGCCGGATTTTCCGGTTTTTCGTCACAGCCCGGTTTCTTTTTGCCCCCAATGGCGGCGGCCATTCCGGGGGCCTTGTCTGCCTCCGTTTTCGTTTCGACAAATCCCACGGCGGCGGACAGTTTCACGCTGGCTTTCGTAAAGCCGTGTATTTCCGCAATATCCACCCCGTGCCGGATGGCGTGGATTAGATCTGATTCCCCGCGTGGGACTGCCGGATCCGGATCCCGCTGATACAGGATGGCACAGCCGGCGGGGATGACGATGCAGCGGCCCGGCGCCGTTGCCAGTCCATAAGCAACCGGGCGCCCCTGTGCGTTTGTTTTCACCCCCTGGTTCCAGCCGTCTTCTTTACCCAGGCCCGGCGGCGTGATTATCTTCGGCGCGCTGTACCAGGCCACCATTCCCCCGCCGTCCAGGCCGCGGGCCAGAACGCACAGGCAATCGCCGTCAATGCTGGTTTTCCTTTCGGCCCATGCCTGCATGGTTTTCCAGGATAATTTTCCCGTAACGTCAAAAGCGGCGGGGCTGGCCACCCGCGCCAGAAAGGCCGCGCGGGCTTTCCGGTTCCAGTCCCGGTCTTGCGTCGTAGGAATAGGCATCAGGCAGCCCTGCAATAGCCAAATGTCACGGACGGCCTTCCGGATGACGCCGGAATTCTTGTACAGATACCGGGCGGCCCTCATGACGGCGGCACGGTCATAATCATCCATTTCGGAGGCGTCATCCAGCGTAGGCCAGTACAACATGCCGTTAGCCCAGGGCAGGGCGCCCTGGATGCCTCCGAACATTTGAGGGGACAGGGCGCGGGGCTGGTTCAGGGCCTCCGGCATGGAGCCCAGATCTGCCCGGTTCATGCGTAACTTGTATTTTCTCTTGCGTCGTTTCATGTCAATAATCTGTATTCCTAAATCCTACAATGGTAACGCTTTGTCCCGGATTCGGAGATTGCCCCGTCTTCGCCTTGATCGCCATGTTCAGGGCGGCCAGTAGGCTTTCCGCGTCCATGCGTTGTTGCCGGCTGTAACT